AACGACATTATTGATGCTAAGTTTTGGGTGAAGGTGTTTGCCCGCCAAGCAGAAGAAGTATCAGAAGTTAGAGCGGCATGTGAAGTAGCAGGAATCTAATTAGGAAGAATCATGAAATTATCTATAAAAGAAGTAGTTTCTCTTTCTGGTTCTAGATCAGAAAACCCTCACAGGGCATTTCCAGAACTAGGTTCAAAAAGATACATCGAACAATATTTTAAACCTTATTTTAAACCAAAGTTTAAAATAGATCTTAGCCAAAGTAATACAGTGTATACTATTGGTTCTTGCTTTGCTCGCGAAATTGAGGATTGCTTGCAAGATCTAGGGTATAATGTTCCAACAAAACAATACACAGCGCCTGAAGAAATTGCAATTGGCGGCCGCCCAAATTTTGGGCTTAATCAATTTAATCCTGGTTGTATGGGACAAATTATTATGTCGTCTTTAAGCGATGAAAGAATACAACCTTGTGTTTACCGAACCAAACAAGGTAAATTAATTGATCTGCTATTACGTGATTCTCCCACTGTGTCGATTAATAGAATATTTCAGCGTCATGAAGAAATTTCTAAATTATATGAAGGTCTAAAAACTGCTGAATGTCTTATATTAACGCTTGGGCTCACTGAGTGTTGGTACGATACTGAACAAAATCTATGGCTGAATCGTGCACCTCCTATAGATGAGAACACGTTAAACAGCAATAGATTTCAGTTTAGAGTATTAGATTATAATGAATGTATTCATGCACTAGATTCTGCATTTTCAACACTGAATGATTTTGGCGTTAAAGTGGTGGTTACAGTTTCTCCTGTTCCACTTCAAACTACATTTACTAATGATGATTGTGTTGTTGCCAATGAGCTAGGTAAATCGACGTTGCGAGCAGTTGCTGGACATTTTGCTAGCAAATATGATCACATAGATTATTTTCCAGCTTACGAAATGGTCCGGCATATAGGAATAAGTGCTTATAGGGATGATAACGTTCATGTCCGTTATGATCTTATAAAAATCATAACAGAATTTATGATTAACAGTTACACTAAGTAGAAATAAAGATATGAATTTAGAGCGGCATGTGAGGTAGCAGGTATATGAATGCTGTAATTGTTATAGGAATATTGCACGTTGACTAACATAATTAGAATTCCAGACGAGCTACAACAAGCTATCATTGACTTTTGTTACGAAGATAACTTGAGCAACTGGCTATATGGGTATGAATCATCTAAAATTAAACCAAGTGGCAATGCAGTTTGGAATAACGGACGAAAATATATCTACTGCCACGAAACTAAATTCCATGAGCAAATTAAATCAGTTGAGCAAGAATATTTAAATGCCATTGGGTTGCCCGGGGATGTAATTATTCCTGTTAGTGAAGATGAAAAACATCCTCATTACCCACACTTTATAGCATGCATTTTCAAAGACAATAACAAATCATCTGGTGTACAAACGCATGTAGATACTAGGAAGAACGGTTGGCATCAAATGCGTATTAACTACTTATTACAAAAGCCTGAATCGGGCGGAGAGCCTATTATTAATCGAACTCTAATAAATGTTAAGGAAAATCAATCGTGGAGTATATGGGCAAGCGAGAATAAACATTCAGCTTTACCGGTAACAGAGGATAAAATGCGTATCACAGTATCGTTTGGATTTTATGTTAATCCTGAATATGTCAATGATGTTAAACAACGAGTTCGTAACTTAGTTGATATCCCTGACAATGTGTAATATAAAGGGTTTTGCTTAATGAATTTAGAACTAGAAGCCTACGAAGGTGAGTTAGCTCAACTACGTAAAGTGTTTAAAATGGTACGCCACCTATCAGCTGATAAGCTAGCAGGTGTGTATTTTATCTGCGGCGAAAGCGGAGAGAAAGACAGTATGGGCCTACCTGAAAAGATACTTGTATGCCCAGCTTACGGATTAGATGGGTTCGCCATCTATACTAAAACATCAGACTATTCAGCACCGGAATATTAATATGGCAAAAGAAACACCAGTACACTACGATAGGATTGGCAAGCTCATTGAATTGGGGGACATGGTCGCTGTAGCAGACTATAACGGTCTTATGCTAGGCAAAGTAACCAAGCTCAACCAAAAAATGATTAAGGTTAAGCGTTATCCAACCGGCAGTCGTAATTATGAAAAGAACAAATATCCTCGCGAGTCTATTAAGCTAGATCCTGAGGATGTTGCTATTCATATCTTGCAAGGAGGCAACTAATGGGTAATACATACGAAGTACACGGTTGGACCTACGGCGATAGGCTCTGTATTGGTGAAGACGAATGGTACTACAAAGAACTGTATCGTGGCGAGAGTTTGCTAGCCGCACTGTGGACGGCATTTAGATCACGCCGTCATTATGGTTGTGTTAGAATGGAGATGCGCTAATGCAGATTAAATTTTATCATTGGTGGGTATACAAATTGTTTTATCGTGTTTGGAATCCAATTTTTGCAGCCCGTCCTGATTTGCACAAGAAGTTTATAGAGTTAGGCGCTACACATATACTAAATCGAGAAGAAGAAATACTCAAGCGCCGTAATGAAATAAGGATTGTAGAATGAAAACCAGAGAACAAATTATTAACAGCATGTGCTACACTTACCGGCACGACTACGGGCTCACGATTACAGAAGATGATAAGATGTACACTTTAAATAGTGGTGTCACAGAAACAGAGCGCAAGGCTATTTGGAATACAATGGCACAGATTTTTGACAATGACATTGCGCCATATATGGATTTTAAACAATGAGATTTAGAAAGAAGCCTGTAGTAATTGAAGCAGTGCAGTTTGTGTACACTGGTGAAGGCATTAGACGTTTACAGGAGTTTTGTGGATACAGCTTGGGACGATTTGCTAAAGAACGTCACCCGGATGCCAAGGGCGAAGTTGAAATTGGTACACTAGAAGATGGTGAGCATTTAACTGTAAAGCATATTGCTACTGAAGGCGATTGGATTATTAAAGGTGTGCAAGGCGAGTTCTATCCTTGCAAGCCAGATATTTTTGAACAAACCTATGAGGCCGTAACAGATGAAGAGTGAAGTAAATTTAATTGGTGTAACTAAGCCTAGTGCTATTACTGAGTGTTTTACACCCGGTGACCTAGTTGCGTACACAGCGCGAGTTAGCAATCCAGCTAACCAGAACAACACACAAACAGCACCAAAGCTATTAAAGTATCTAATCAGAGAAAAGCATTGGAGTCCGTTTGAAATGGTTCATATGACGTTAGAGATCAAGACCACACGCGACATTGCACGTCAGATCCTACGCCACCGTAGTTTTGCATTTCAAGAGTTCAGCCAGCGTTATGCTGTAGCAGAGAACATTGGGTGCAAGCGTGAAGCAAGATTACAAGACACTAAAAATCGTCAGAACAGTGTGGAGGTAAACGATCCTGCACTGCAAGAAGATTGGCAAATGGCACAGGCTAAGGTTCGTAATGCTGCCATGGAAGCGTATCAGTGGGCATTAGACAAAGGTATTGCTAAAGAGCAGGCCCGTGCAGTACTACCAGAAGGACTTACACAAAGCACACTGTACATGGCAGGTAGTTTGCGTAGTTGGATTCATTACATTGACCTACGTGCCGCAAATGGCACACAAAAGGAACACATGATTATTGCAGAGCAGTGCAAGAAGATTGTGCTAGAGCATTTTCCTATGCTTGAGGAATATTGGGCAGACAATGGAAGTAATTGAATATTTTGGTCCAAGGGTAGCTAAATCTAAGTTATCTAATTTAGATACACTGGCATTATTTGAGATTTGCAAACAAGCATCAACCCCACGTAATTCAAGTCTAGTTGGACTTATTAAAGAAGAAATGGATATATCAGATGCACTTTCTAACAGCAATGTTGGAAAAATTCTATTGCAATATGCAAATGATTATTTGACAAGTGTTGACAGCGGATATTGGAAAAAAGTTTTAGATAACAACTCTATTGGTAATCTCTTAGAGATTACAGAAGCTTGGTACAATAAACAAGTAGCAATGGAATTCAATCCGGTACACAACCATAGAATGTCTGCAGATTTAGTTTGTGTAGTTTTTCCTAAAATTGCTCTTGACAAAACTGTGGATAGCTATTATATTAATAATGCTGGTGACAAGCAGACCGGACAATTAAACTTTATAAACGGCGAGTGTTCAAAGAATGACTTTGGGAGAACGCGAATTACTGTTCAACCGGAAGAGGGCGATGTGTTTGTTTTTCCTTCCACGCTAGACCATTATACTACGCCTGTATTAGGAAACAGTATTAGATATAGTATTAGTTGTAATCTTAAATTTACTAATCTAGCCCATCGTCTTTTAAATACACTTAATAAACATGAAAATTGACTTTGACGTTGACATTGACTTAGCAGACCGCGAGCAGCTACTTAAAGTACTGCCGCATACTCCTGCAAGCATCGTTGACGAAAAAGGCAATTACACTAAACATAATACTGGTGTTTATGTACAGCGTATACCAATGTTACCATTAGAAGGTATAAGTGCTGTTGATTACGAAACAGCCGAAGAAGAAGGTTGGTTCAAGCTGGATGTACTCAATAACAATATCTACAAAGACATCCGAGATGAAACACATCTTAATAACCTAATGGACATAGAACCATTGTGGGATTTGTTAGAGCATGAAGAGTTTGTTAAGCAACTGTTTCACATTGGTAACTATGCTAAAATTTTAGCGCAATACAAACCTACTAGCGTAGAGCAACTTGCTATGATATTGGCTATCATACGTCCGGGTAAGAAACACTTGATTAGTAAAAGTTGGACCGATATTGCCAAAGATGTTTGGACTAAGCCAGTAGATGGCAGCTATTACTTTAAGCATAGCCATGCGTTGGCCTACGCCGTTGCTATTACAGTGCAGATGAATTTGATTTGCGAGTTAGCGCAGTCTGCTTAACTATTTGTCAGTTTTTCTAACCAACTGAATACTGCGGCGCTTAATTCGCTTCTTTAATAGATTTTGTAAGCTAGTAACAGGCCCAAAAAGTATTTCTACATCTTTCATTACAAATGTTTTAAGATAAGGCTTAAACGGCTTCATTTCGTGGTGTAAAAACACATCTATGGGCAACATACGGTTGCTTTCCCACCACCAAACTTCGCCTAAGTCTAAAAACTCTTTTTTCATTTGTACGCTGGGTATTGCTTCTACGTCGTAGAATGTAATGATGGTATTATCGTGGTTAACCACAATACCAACATATTCGCGTTCGCTGTAAAATAGTCCTGTTAAAAACTCAAAGTTAGAGTATATGTCATTTTGCATATTGCTGATATTTACCTAAAACAAATACCAGGCTTTTATATAATGTGGTCTATTAGTTTCAAATAACAGATAAATAGTGTTATGAACTACGGTGAACACAAGTTATATCTGTACGAAGACACAGTCGATCTGGTAATTAACACAGATGGACTGGGCATATATGTGGACAACAGACCTATGAACATTAAAAAATTACAAGCCCATAAAGGCGTTACAAACGAGATTTTCTTTACTGTTCGTAACAGAGATAGAAAATTGCAGAATGTATTTAACGAAACAATACGTGCTTATATTGTATCCCCTACTACAAGAACAAGACTATTAACTAAGATAGCAGAGCATACTGCGGATGTTGGTAAATTTAAATTAACATTTTTAGAGGGCGATTTACAAAACATCGATCCTGGTCTATATCATATGTATGTAACACGCTCAACACAGGAATCTGTGGACAAGCCTGTATACACCGATCAAAACAATAATATTCGTTTTGATATTGAAATATCTGAACAGGCAATGATTGAGCCAATCCCAACCCAGGAAGAAACCAACTTCACCCAAGTAGCAAATACACTGTTAGGGGACAGTTCAAATATTTTTGTTAGCAGTGCTATGTATGGTAACGTAGATAGAAACTTCTTATATGCTCAACATACTATTGGTATCTACACCGATACCTTTACTGGAAACATTACCATACAGGGTAGTTGCATAAGCGGTGTACCAGAGCAAGAGTATAACAGTATTGATTGGTTTGATATTTCAACAACAGCACTAAGCAATGTTAGCAGTATCACACATGATACCTTTAGTGTAAATGCTAATTGGATTCGAATCAAATATACCCCAGATGATGCTAACAGCGTTGTTACTAAGGTAATGCTTCGAAATTAAACCATTGACAAAACTATAAATCACTATATAATAGTGATATGGAATTAGACTCTGTCATAGAACAGGTACATCAATTAGTTGCTGACAATTTGCCGATACGCTCGAGCAGAACACCCAGCGGCTGGACAACCTTTAACTGCGTTATGTGTAGCGATACACGTAAACGTGCTGGCGTCATTGTAAGCGGACCAAAGCTATCCTATCACTGCTTTAACTGTGGCTACACCACAGGTTGGAGCCCTAGCCCTTATATCAGTCAACGATTTAAGGACTTGATTCTCAGACTTGGCGCCGAGCCAGACAAGCTACACAAAGTACAAGTTGAGTTACTCAAGCACAGTGAAGAGCTTGAGGATCAGGAACACGATACATATGTGTACAGCTTAAAGAAATTTGAAGCAGTTGAGCTACCAGTAGACATTGTTGCGGTTGAAGACTTGCCCGACGACCACGATGTAAAGCAGTATGCAATTAGCAGAAACCTATTAGGGTTGTATCCGCTATTATATTTTCCATCAGACATACTGTACGCAAAACGTCTTGTTGTGCCGTTCACATATAATGGTGACATTGTTGGCTGGACGGCCCGGCACGTGAATCCTCCTGATAAACGCACTCCAAAGTATTTGCATAAAATGACCAGTGGGTATGTGTTTAACGTTGACAGATTTGCAAACAGTAAACGAGAAATTGTAATTGTAGTGGAAGGTGTGTTTGATGCTATTGCAGTCGATGGCGTCAGCATATTAGGCAACCATGTCACAGCAGAGCAAGCCCACTTAATTGAAAAGCTAGGCAAAAGAATAATTGTATGTCCTGACCGAGATAAAGCAGGTAAAGAGTTGATTGATGAAGCATTAGCACTTGGTTGGGAAGTTAGTTTTCCACCGTGGCACAAAGATGTTAAGGATGCTGCCGACGCTGTAAATAAATATGGGCGTCTTGCTACAGTGGCAAGTATTATCAAACATGCTACATCCAACAGTGTTAAAATTAAAGTAAAGGCTAATATGCTATGAACCTATATGTTAGCGGTTGTAGCTTTACTTACGGCCACGCAATTGAAGATAACAAAGACATTATTAAAAGCCATCGTCCTACGTGGACATGGAGCGATCATCTATCAAAACATTTTGATGGCAATTTTGTTAACGAGGCATGGGTAGGCGGCAGTAATCATCGAGTTCTTAGACGTGCAATGACGTTTTTTAATCGTGAAGATTCAAAGGACTGGACCGCAGTAATACAATTTACAGACCCTGTAACAAGATTTGAATTCCATGATAGAAACAACAACATTTATGTGAGCATGCTCAACGATCAATATGTACTAGATGATCAATATTATAACAATGTTGATGTACCGTTCGATGTTATTCGAGAAAGCGCACACAAGTATTTTTCCTATAGAAATCTACTATTAAACAAAAAAGAAATTGTCATCGAATACTTTAGACACATTATAGTGTTGCACAATTATTTAGAGATGAAAAGGATACCGCATGTGTTTACATTTATGTCGGGTATTAGTTGCTTTCCTGAAATAATACTGAATTCGGTACTAAGTACAGATGCAGACAACAATCCAAAAACCAGTGCAGATGCAGTGCTATTGGAAACATATAATATGTTACCATTTCATGCATTTACAGACTTACCTATAAGCCAAATGATTGAAGATGCAGATAGGCAAGATCCGCCAGCTGATAATCACCCAAATAAAACTGGACACTACAAAGTTTACCTATACATATTAAACGAACTACGGAAGAGAAAATATCTATGAGCGATGTGAAAGAATACACAGAAGAAGTGCAAGAGCTGTTCTTGCGATTTTTAGTCAGCGACCCGGACCTTTTTGCTCGCTGTCAAAATATTGTTAAGAGTGAATTCTTTAATCGTAAGTTTAAGAGCACAGTAGACCTTCTTGTAAGCCACAGCACAAACTATAACAGTATTCCTACCATTGATCAAATTAATGCAGTAGGTGGCATTGAGCTAACGCCAATTGAAAATGTAACGCCAGAACATCAGAACTGGTTTATG